CGCTGAACAACCGAGATCCGACGCATAAGCCATCCGGCTACACGACATCCGCCAGCGGCACAGGCTACGACTACACGGCCGTCGCGAACTTCCTGGGAATCACGATCACACCATCAGGTTCGTTCACCGCTAACGACGTGTTGTGGCTGGACACGATCGATGTTGGGTCAAAGTGCCGCCCGAAGATCATCATCGGATTTGACGACATCACGGCGTCTATCGTTGACCACGCCTTGCCGGTGATCGATGGGTATGGCTGGACGGCTTACGTTGCATTGTCCAACCTGTACACGACGCCCGCCGTTATCGACAGCGTGATTCCGCTGAAAGCAGCAGGGTGGCATGCACTGAGCCACTCGTACGATCACGTCAGCTACGAGACACTGGGGGCGGTCAACGCTGCGGCGGACTACCTAAGAAACCGCGAGTGGTTGACTGGGCAGGGGTTCTTTGACGGCCAGCCAGCGGTTACGCGGGATTTTCTGGCGTACGCGGAGAACGCAACCAACGCAAGTGTGGCCGCCGAGTTGGCTGCTGCAGGGTGCGTGAGTGCGCGTGAATCGCGCAATGTGTTCAACCTGACCGACGAATTCGGCGTGGACAACCCGCTTCGTATGGGCAGTCTGTCGATGGGGTCTGCTACGAGTTTGGCGTACGCCAAAGGCATTGTTAATTCTTTGATAATGCAAGGCGGATCGTTGTTTTTATACGGGCACTCGCTAGTTGTCGCGGGGCCAAGTTCGACGCAATGGACGATTTCTGATTTCACCGATTTGATGGCGCACATCAGAGGTCTGGAGCAACTCGGGCTTGTCGACGTCGTGTCGTGGGCAGATTGGCACACCGGCCTCACGCAACCGGCGCTGGTGGCGGCATGATTTCTGCCTCCGTCTTCTTCTCCGTCACCGACTTCGCAGTCCCCGCCACGATCCGCGGCCGGCAAGTCCCGGTCATCTTCGACGAGCAATACATCGACGTGCTCGGCGTGGAGTCAGGGCAACCGGCAGCAACGTGCGAGAGCGCAATGGTCGAGGACGTGGAGCAGGACGACGAGCTGCATGTCAACGGGCGGACGTTTCGAATTATCGGCGTGCAGCCGGATGGCACCGGGGTGACGGTGCTGCGGTTGGCTATGTTGTGACTGACTGGATAGGACGGTAGATGGCCTACCACTGCGAATCGCGCCAATTCTTGTCCCTCTGCTCGGGCTTGTCATCTCTCGACCAGCGGCGATACAGCGCGCCGATGCCGATTAGCGCAATGACGGCGATTGCGACTAGATCCATTGAGGTCATGTAGATGGCCTGGACGTTAATTGCCGATGCTAACACCGGAGGGCTAAACGGCGGCACTACGTCTGCGATCGACACGACGGGCGCGGATTTGTTCGTGTTGTTTGCGGCTTTTGCCAATGGCTCGCCCACGGTATCTGATTCGCAGGGCAACACGTGGACTGCCCTAACGTCACGCGTGGCGGGTAGTAATAGAGCGCGGCTGTACTACTGCATCGGCCCGACCACGAACGCGAGCCACACGTTCACGTTCACGGCTACTGGATTGGCGGGCGCATTCTCCATCCAGGCATGGAGCAGCGGAGGTGGAACGCCAGTATTCGATGTCGAGTCGGGCGGATCTGCAACGGCCACTACGTCAGGCGTTGGAAGTAACCTTACGCCAACGCAGAACGACGCGCTAGTCATCATCGGCGTGGGCTTGGCGGCTAGTGTTTCGAGCTTTGCTGCGGCAGGCGCGAACACGCTTGTAAATCACGCCAATTTTGTCGGCGGCACGAGCTATGGCGTCGGCGATGGGTACATTCATCAATCGACAGCGGCGACCATATCCCCCGCGACCACGCTGTTTTCGTGGACCACTTCTGTATCTGCGATTGCAGCGGCGGCTGCCTTCACTGGCATGGGCGGCGGAGGTGGCGGCGGCGGGCTCACCAGCGGCACGGCCTCGCTGACATCGGCCACGGATGCCGCGATCAATCTTAGTGTCGGCGCGGCCTCGGGCGGAACGTCGCCATACTCGTACGCATGGGAGCGACGAACGACTGCCGACGCAGCTTTTGGATCAGGGACGAGTGTCGGCACCGATAGCACGACGCTTTCGGACGCCACGGCGACCACGGATACGGCGTACTTCTACCAATGCCGGGTAACTGACGACGTAGCAGCAACGGCTGATAGCAACACGGTCGGCGGGTGCCTGCTGCATGCACCGCTCAAGATCGGGTTCATTGGCGACTCGATCACGAACGGCTATGGTCTGAGTGCTGGTCAAGACCCAGCGGTGCAGTGTGGAATCATCCTAGAGCGAACGTACCGGGTTAAGGCTGTCACAGTCTCGGAGTATGGCGTCAACGGCTCAGCGGCGGACGACTGGACATCGACGGCGGGCGGCACGAACTACACGCTTGCAGAGGCGCAATTCGCTGCGGCTGGCTGTACGCATGTGCATGTGATGCTCGGGGCCAACGACGCAGCCGAGCATCAATCGGCAGCCACGTTTGGCACCAACCTGGACACGATTTGCGACAACCTGATCGCGGACGGCTACACGGTCATTCTGTCGTACCCGATCTATATCCCGGCAGGGGCCAATGGTGGCGCAACGGACGCCGCGGCCGTTGATCTCGCGATTGCGTACCGGTCGCAGATTGACAGCCTGATCAACGGTACGACGATCCTTCGCGGCGACACGATCGCTTGGCAGCATTTTCTACTCAACAACGACGAGATGCAGTCTGATGACACGCATCCGACAGCAGCAGGCGCCGTATCGCTCGGCGCCATGTGGGCGCGGGCGATCGATCGTAGCGTATTGCAAGTGGCATCAGGGAGTAGTGGCGGCGTAACGCGCGCTCGCTCTGGATCTGGACTAGGGGCAATGGGATGAGTGAGCGAATTCCGCAGTCAATCGCCAAGAGGGTCGTCTTCCGTGCCTACCTCGCATCGGACGGCAAGACACCGGCAACCGGCAAGACGATCGCCATCACGATTTCAAAGAACGGCGGAGCGTTTGGCAACCCGGCAGCCGGAGCGACTAACGCCACGGCAATATCGAGTGGCTTCTACTATTTTGACCTGGGCACAGGCGACACAGGGACATTTGGTCCGCTCGCATGGCGTGGTGCTGAGGGCACGATTGACGACGCGGGCGACGTGTACGAGGTGTCGAACGCGACCAATGCCGGATTCTCGGCGCTGCCGAATGCTGCGGCGGGTGCTGCTGGCGGTCTTCCAGTCAGCGCGGGCGGCTCTCTGGCGCTCGATACGCTGCTCGGGCGGCTCGACGTTGCCGTGAGCACCAGGCTGGCCGGCGCAAGCTACACGGCGCCGTTGGATGCTGCCGGGATCCGATCTGCGCTTGGGATGTCGACGTCGAACCTCCCGACCGAGGCTGCTGATGCGCTTATCGGGCGAAACATCGCCGGCGGATCGAGCAGCGGGCGCACGGTCAAAGAGGCGCTGTACTTCCTGCGCAACAAGTGGACGATCGCGGGCGGAACACTGACGGTCTACGGGACCGATGACACGACGAGCGCATGGACTGCTTCGGTTACGCAGACCGCGGGCGATCCAGTTTCGGCGAGTGACCCGACATGATCCCGTTCCTGCTCACGCAGATGTCGAGTGGAGCGGCATCTGAGACGGCTACGCCAGCGACGGCTGATCTATCGATTGACCGCGGCCGGCGCACCCTGCGGATGTCGCCGCAATCTCGTCGCCTGAATATCACCCGGCAATCTCGCCGACTGAATGTGAGGCGCGGATGATTCCCGAGGGTTTCACATGGAACGATAGCGAACGCATATGGGAAACCGACAAGGATCCCGATGCGGTTGCGATCTATCGACTGCACTGGTATGCCTTCCTGCGCGGGGACGATGCCTATTGGGCGCCTCGGTCCTTCTTCGAACTTGGCGACACGGCAACGCCTTCGCGGGCCGTCCAGAACGGCAAGCGATACCGCTGCACGAAAGGCGGGCAGACCGGATCTGCTGCTCCGTCCTGGCCGACCAGTGCAGGAACGGTCAACGATGGCGGCGTGACGTGGACGTATATCGGAGACGAGGACCGTCTGAACACGGTCGACTTCAGCGCAGAGACTGGCATCACGATCGACGCAGAATCGAAGGACGTGACAGAGACGGTTGCGCTTGTGACGCTCTCAGGTGGAACGGCGGGGCAGTCCTATATCGTCACGTGTGAAGTGACGACGGACGGCGGGCTGACTGAGAACCAGCGGTTTCGTGTGAAGGTGGCGCAGTCGTGAGCCACGTCCGCACACAGATCCGCAACGCAGTCGTCGGCTTGCTAGACAGCCTGGCGACGACGGGCGATCGTGCGTACTCTGCGCGGCTGTCTCCGATACCGCAGGACCGTTTGCCGGCGCTGAACATCTTCGTCGATGACGAGGCGATCGAGGTCCAGACGATCCACGATCCGGTCATGTTGCATCGTAACGCATCGGTGCGCGTGGAGTGCATCTCTGCGCTTGCAGATGGCCTAGACGATGACCTGGATCAGATTGCGCTAGAGGTCGAGCACGCCATTGCTGCGGACTCTGACTTGGGCGGAATTCTCAATGGAACGATGACGCCAAGCGGCGTAGAGATTGACCGATCCGGCGAAGGCTCTGTTCCTGTTGGACGGCTCACTCTGGTGTATCAGGTGCAATACGAAGTTATGAACAACGCGGCGGACGTCGCGATTTAAGGAGCGGTAAAAATGGGTGTTTCCAAGTGGGCAGGCGTAAGTGTAGCGATTGGCACGCTCGGAAGTGCCGTCCCGATCAATGCACTGAGCAAGAACAATCCGGGACTTGTAGAGTACACCGGTACAGATCCGGCAGACGGAGACTATGTGGCATTGGTCGACGTGCTCGGTATGCATCAGGTCAACAATCGGATCTTTCGCGTCGACAACGAAGACACGGCCGGCGATGACTTCGACCTGGAAGGCGAGAACACGACCGGCTATGACACGTTCGCTTCGGGTAATTTCAAGCTCATTACCTGGGGCACCACGCTGTCCACGGTAACAGGCTTGAGCGCCGCAGGCGGTGACTTCGACTTCCTGGACACGACGACGATCCACGATGTCGTCCGAACGCAAACACCGAACCAAGCCAACGCGCTGAGTTATTCGCTCGATATGCAGTGGGACCCGAGCAACGCGGCAATGGCGAACCTGTTCACCTATTCGGGCGCGCAGACGCTGCTGGCGGCGCGGTTCACCTTCGTGAATGGATACAAGTTCCTGTTGCTCGGAACGGTCGGATTCACGGGGGCGCCGACAGGTGGCTCGGGCGAGCTGGTGAAAACGCCTGCGGTGTTCACTGCCTACGGTCGTCCGACTACACGACGTAATCCGATGGACTCATCCGCATTGCTCGCAATGGTGCGAGCAGATCGAGAGTTCGAGATCGATCACGATGGGGCAACCATTCGTGCTCGTGTCCCGACTCGCTACGAGATGCAACGTGTACTCAGCGATGAATCTGCGGGCATGGGCGATCTTGCGCTCAGATTCACGATCGGCTGGCGCGGTGTCAAGGTCAAAGACGTGATCGGAAAAGGCAATGACGAAACCGAGGCGCCATTCAGCCGGGAGCTATTCGCAGAGTACGCAGGGCAGCGCCTTGACCTAATGTCCAAGCTGGTAGACGAGTTGATGTCTCGGCACAACAAGCGTGCCGGTGTGATCGAGGAAGAGGCAAAAAACTAGCAGCGTGGCTCGACGAAAGAGGGCTGGCAGATGATCTTCCTGGATACGTGCCGACCGTTGAGCTAACGCCGTTGAATGCGTCCGTCGTTGTCCTCTACAACCGGATGCGCGGAATCTCTTGGGAAGCGTTGCCTGTTCTGATGGCGATCGAAGGGCTGGACGAAGTAGAGACTGTAGTCATGCAACTGCTCGCGATCGATTCAAGAATGCGCTAGGACGCACGGAGTAACGATGGCTGACCCGAGAATCACTCTAACCGCAACAGACGCAACGGCAGCAGCGTTCGCCTCTGTCTCTAGCCGGTTCGATGCGCTGAAATCTAAGGCGGGGCAGCTATCGACATCGTTTGCAGCACTTGGCGCAGGGGTCGCATCACTTGCGGCATTCGGCGGCGTGGCGTCAAGCATTAAGAGCGCTATCGATGCAGGCGATCAGCTCAACAAGCTCTCGCAGAAGGTAGGCATCAGCGTCGAGGCGCTGTCGGAACTGAAGTTCGCGGCCGATCTGTCCGACGTATCGATCGAGCAGTTTCAAGTCGGCATGAAGGGGCTTAACGACACCCTGACGAAAGCGAACGACGTTACCTCGAAAGAGGCGCAGCTTTTAAAGGCGCTCGGAGTCTCGGCGAAGGACCCGGCCTCGGCATTACGGCAAGTCGCCGATGCGTTCGCCGCGTTGCCTGATGGAGCCACGAAGAGCACGCTTGCAATCGAGTTGTTCGGTAAGGCAGGGATGAACCTTATCCCGCTCCTGAACGGCGGCAGTAAGGCGATGGACGACGCAGCGTCGTCTGCGCGGAAGCTCGGGCTGGTGATGTCAGCAGAAACGGCCAAGGCGGCGGAGGAATTCAACGACAACATGAACAAGCTCGGGCGCACATCGCAGGCGCTCGGCATTTCGTTGACCGGCAAGGTAATAAGCGGGCTCGCAGAGTTCACGAGCGGGCTTGTCAAGGCCAAGGAAGAAGGCGCTCTAACGAACAAGGTGCTAAGTGATCTGCTCGGCACATCGCTTGAGATTGCGTCGAAAGCGCCTTTGATCGGGCGAGCGTTTGAACTCCTTCGCGACAAGAACGCGCAACGGATCGCCGAAGGCAATGCGGATGTTTCTCGGCGCAGTGCGTCGGGGACAATTGGCGGCGGTTTCGTCGGTCCTCAGATCGATCCGAAGGTGTTGGAGGAGCGGGTTAAGAAGCTGCTCGCCTCCGGAACCGCCGGCCCCAAAGGCAAGGCGGATATGACGCTGGACGAGTTGCGATCGAACTCCGCGTTACTCCGGCAGACGAGATTCGACGAAGCGGAGGCCGACGCAACGAGGCAGGCGGCAGACGAGGAAAAAGAACGCTTCGCAATCCTGCTACGCGCGGCCGAAGATCGAGCCAAACTGGAGGACGAGCACATCGCTCGGATTCAGGAAGGGCTCAAGGAAAATCGCGAACTGAAGCAGTCGTACATCGACCTTATCGATCCCGTGGCGAAGTATCGCCAAATGCTTCAGGACATCGAAAAGCTACAAAGCTCTGGCGATCTCACGTCTGACCAAGCCGACATTGCGCGTGAAAAGGTCGCGGAGAGCGTTCGCAAACTCTCGACCGATCTGGACAAGTCAAAGGACATCGTCAAGGAACTCGGGCTTACGTTTACCAGCGCATTCGAGGATGCGGTTGTCGGCGGGAAGAAGTTCCGCGACGTGCTCGGCGGTATCGCGCAGGACATCGGGCGCATCCTGCTGCGCAAGTCGGTTACGGAACCGCTGGCCAATGCAATCGGTAAATCGTTCGGATCTTCTTCCGGCAGTGGCGGCGTGTTCGATTCAATCAGTAAGTTTTTCGGTTTTGCCTCTGGCGGGTCATTCAACGTCGGCGGCAGCGGCGGGACCGATTCGCAACTCGTGGCATTCAAGGCATCGCCGAACGAGCGGGTGACGATCGAAACGCCGGAGCAGCAACGGCGCGGCGGGGTCGTGTTCTCCCCGACGATCAACGTCAATGCTCCGGGGGCGGCACCAGGCATGGAGCAGCGGATCGCAGCAGCCGTCCGGGAGGCCGTCGCACTATCCCTGCAAGCCGTGCAGGCGCAATCTGACCGCGGCGGATCGTTCGCGCGAGCAGTGGGGCGACGATGACGACTCTCACATTTCCGGCTGCACTGATCCCAAATCAGGTGACGTGGCACCTTGAACCGAATACGGCGGTGTTTGTGTCTCCGATCTCTCGTGCTGCACAGACGCTCGAGCTACCTGGCGCGCGGTGGGTGTGCTCCATGTCTTTGCCGACGATGTCGCCTGCAACGTGGCGAACGTGGACGGCATTCCTAGCCAAGATGCGAGGCCAGGCGGGGCGGGTGTACTACGGGCCTCCGCACTATCGCGGGACGACGGCGCCGACCTGGACTGCGAATCTTTCTGCGTTGACATGCGACAGTACGACCGTGACCTGTGACAGCACCGCGCTGGTCAACCAGGAGAGCGCATCCGGATTCGGGACGCCAGTGGTCGACGGAGCTAGTCAGTCTGGACAGTATCTCGATACGAACGGCTGGATCAATAACGTGACCGTACTATCCGCTGGCGACTACCTGTCCTACGACACGACGCGCGGCCGGTCGCTGCATATGGTGGTCGAGGATGCGACGAGCAACAGCGCGGGCGAGTCGACGATCCGGATTGAGCCGCCGATTCGGACTGCGCCGGCCGATGGCGCGAGCATCGAGACCGAATCGCCGACGTGCATCATGACACTGCGGGACGGCATGAGCGGCGCCCCGACGTGGACGCCCTACCTGCGCGCCGCTGTCTCCGTTGATCTGGTCGAGGTGTTTTGATGCGCTACGTACACACGAACGAGTTCGTCGAGGTGTTGAAATCAATCGGCATCGAGATTCCGACAAACGCAGTATCGGCAACCATTACGCTGCGCCACAACGATGTGGTTCGTGTAGAGGCGGAATTGATTATGCGAAAAGAGGATGGCGAGCATGATCGGCAGACTCTGCGCTACAAGCTATCGGCAGACGAATGAGCCGCGACCTGGACGCCACGACCGACACCGCCGCGCAGGCAGCACACGTCGTCCCATACACGCTCGTCGAGTTGGACTACGAAAGCGGCCCCGTGCGGGTGGCGTCGACACCGTTCGATATTTCCTATGACGGCGATACCTATCTCGGCGTCGGGCGGCTCGGGTCAATCTCTGCGATTCAGGAAGGGCCGGAGCAAAAGAGCTACGGCGTCTCGATGGAAATGTCAGGTATCCCGACGAGCTTCTTCACAGAGATGTCGCAAGAGCGATTCCAGGACCGGGCCTGCCGGGTATGGGTTGGGTTCCTGGATGCCGCATCGCATAGGACAACGGGTGTCCCTGTCCAGGTATTCGGCGGAAGAATGGATGTGATAGCGCTCCAGCTCGGGCAGTCGATCAGCGTGACGCTCACTGCGGAGTCGAGGCTCGTCGATTGGGAACGGGCGGCAAACAGGCGCTACACCGATCAGGACCAGCAGCGGGCCTATCCCGGCGACCTTGGCTTGCAGTTCGTGCAAGCCACAACCGAAATGGAGCTGCCATGGGGCCGCGGCTAGACGGTTGGGAGCGCAGGCTCGACGCAGTCATCATCGAGGACCGTCCGTTTGAGTGGGGCAAAAGCGACTGCTGTAAGTTCGCAGCCCGATGCATCAAGGCAATGGTCGGCAAGGATCCGTCTGAGCGCTGGCAGTATGCCGACGAATATGGAGCGGGGCGCGTGCTTCGCAAATACGGCGGGGTTGACGGGGTCGCTACGTTCCTATTTGGACCGTCGAAAGAACCGCTAACCTCGAATCGAGGCGACCTTGTGATGGTCGAGGCGCCGCAGCGCATGCTTGGCATTTGCATCGGGCATCTTGTCGCTATTCAGGGCAGTCACGGCGTGGAGTTCGTTCCGTTGTCGTCTGCCTTGAAAGCCTGGAGCATCTGATGCCCGCAGCAGCACTCGCAGCCGCAGTGACGACAGCCATCGAGATCGGGGCGCAGGTCGTCATCGGAGAACTGGTTTTGCAGCAAGTGACGTTTTCGCTGGTCGCTAAGGCGTTCGCAAAGCACTTGATCATTAATGCCCTACTTGGCGCAATCAATAAGTCAAAGCAGCCGAACCTGAATGCGGAAGCGCAGCAGCGAAAGCAGGCGATCAGATCGTCGATCTCGTCTCGGCATATAGTCTACGGCCGGGCGAGAGTATCGGGCACGCTGGTGTACGCAGGAACGACCGGAACGACCAACGAGTACCTGCACATCGTCGTTCCTATCCATCATGGCGAAATGGATGCCGTTGAATCCGTTTACCTGAACGACCTGCTTTCTACGGATAGCAGGTACACCGGGTTCGTGCGGATAAATACGAAACTCGGCACAGCATCACAGGCAGCCGACACGGATCTCGATTCAGAGTCGTCCGATTGGACGACGGCACATCGGCTGCGATCGGTCGGGTATTTGTACCTGCGGATGCTCTACAACCAGACCGCATTCCCGACCGGCATCCCGAATCCGTCTGCGATCATCCGCGGGCGTAAGGTCTACGACCCGCGCACGGAAACAACGGCGTGGTCGAACAATCCTGCGCTGTGCATTCTCGATTACCTGATCGGTACGGTTCCAACGGCGACCGGCACGGAGCCTGTAGGCATTGGCGCGGATCTCGACTCAGAGATCGACGTCGATACGTTCATCGCAGCGGCAAATATCTGCGACGAGGCAGTATCGATCGCGGCAGGTGGAACGCATGCGCGTTACACGTGCGACGGGGTCGTATCGTCAGACTCAAGCCCGGCGGCAGCGATGGAGCAGATGCTCACCTCCTGTGCCGGTACGCTGATCTGGTCCGGTGGACAGTATCGTCTATTTGCCGGGGTGGCGACGACAGCTACGCAAACCATTACCGCCGACATGCTGCGCGGAGAAGTGCGCTATCGCCCGTACAACAGCAAGCGCGACAGCATCAACGGGGTCAAGGGTACATACGTTGATCCGCTCAATGCCTACGAAGCGGCGGACTTCCCGGCGCAGACGAGCGCAACCTACGTGACAGAGGACGGCGGCGAGGAACGCTGGCTGGATCTGGCCTTGCCATTCACCCTAGACGGCGTGCGGGCGCAACGACTCGCGCGGCAGTTCCTAGAACGCGGTCGGCGTTCCGCAGAGCTTGAGTTGCAATGCAACTTCTCTGCGCTCGGGATTGCGGTATGGGATTGCGTCACCGTCGACATCGACGGGCTAGGCGACATCCCGGCAAAGTGGCGCGTGAAAAGCTGGACGTTCTCTGAGTCGGGCGGCATCGATCTCCAGTTGCAGGAAGAGGACGACGACTCCTACGACTGGAGCACAGACGACGAAGTCACGCCGGCTGCCATCCCCCGTCCGACATCGGTACGTCAGGGCGACGTTGAACCTCCGACCGATGTGACCGTGAGCACGGCAAGCTACATCACGCCAGAAGGCTCGGCTGTCGGCGGGCTGCTGGTCGAATGGACGGCCGCGGCCGATGCGTTCGTGACCGGGTACGAGATCCAGGTTTCGATCAACGGCGATGATGACTGGCGGGCAGGCGCCGCGGTCGGCCAAGTCACAGCGGAATCTATCCTATTCCTCGCGGTTGGTACATCGTACGACGTACGCATCCGTTCTGTGCGATCCGGTGGAGCGCAGAGCGAATGGGTGCAGGTCAATGGCACCTCCGTCCAGGGGGATGCTTCGGCTCCGTCTGCGCCCACTGGCGTATCGGCGACGGCCGGCGCGAGTTCAATCACGATCGACTGGACCAATCCATCGGACGGCGATCTTCGGCTGGCTCGCTTGTATCGGCACACGGCGAACGATTCGAGCGCCGCGTCTGCGATCACGGATGTTTACGGGCTGCCGTCTCAGGTTGGCACGTACACCGACACCGTGACGACAGGGCAAACGCGCTACTACTGGCTCAAGGCCCGCGACATGAGCGGCAATCTTTCCATCTTCTCGTCGGGCGTAAGCGCGACAGCATCGTGAGGGACATATGACCATTGCACTCGTAGACGTAGGAACCACGCCGAACGACGGCACCGGGGATTCGATCCGGACCGCGATGGGCAAGATCAATGCGTCGGTCACGGACTGCGCCGGGCCGCTAGGCGTCTTCGCGCCGTTGTATAGCGGTGTCGACATGACCGGAGCGACGGATAGCAGCACAGGCGTACAGGCGGCGGTAGACGATGCCGCGGGGCGGATTGTCTACTTCCCCGCAGGAACATGCCGTATCGACACGACGATCGATTACACGACGACGTCGAGCGATGTCTTTACGCCGGGACTCAAGATCCGCGGCGCCGGTCGGTTGATGACCTATTTCGACAACCGAGTGGCGTCCGGGCCTTGCTTCAAGGTCGATACCGATACGACGGTCAAGTTCCAGGCCGGCATTCTGTTCGACGGATTCTCGATCATCACCGACACGTCGCCGGCAAGTAGCGATGGCATCTACCTGCGCCGCGCCTACCACGTCAATATCCACGACGTAAGCATCAACGGCATGACGCAGGATGGCATCCACATCGAGGTCAACGAGGGCGACGGTGATGCGTCGAACATGATCGCGATGTCGCAGGTCCGCATCGAGAACTGCGGCGCCTGGGGCATCAACTGCAACATGGCGACCGGGACTAACGAGTTGTCATTCCTGAAACTCGATCACACCTTCATTCAGGCATGCGGCACGACCAGCGCATCGAGCCCGCCTCCGAGTGGTGGTATGAAGTGGCGCGGGCAGATTCTCGACCTGGATAACTCGGCGTTTGTCCTGTGCGAGAACGTCGGGCTGTACGTCGTCGGCGGGGCGGGGCTTGGGAATACGTTGAGCGCTGATGCGGTCGCGTTCGAAAACAACAAGCTGATCCATGTGCTGATCGAGGGCCTGGACAGCGGGGCGCTCCGAAACATCCAGCTCTACAGCAACGACAGCTACATCGCGACCAACGGCATCAAGATGGATGGGACAAGCAGCACGATCCGAAACATCCTGATTGATGGCGTGGTCGTGCGAGCCACTTCGGGAAATAACGCCTACACGGCTTTTACGACAGTCGGACCAAACGCCGAAGGCAGAAACATCGAAGTAGCTAATGTGTCCTGGAGCAATTTCGATCACTCTGGGCAGGTTCGATTCTCGGGCGAGATGATCCGCGACGAGGTTCAATCCTGGACCCCGACAATAACATTTACGACGCCAGGTGACGTGTCTGTGTCGTTTAGCACACAAATCGGCAAGTACACAAAGTATCGGGACGGGACCATACGGGCTACGTTCTATCTCGTGACGAGCGCGTTTACGCATACCACTGCATCGGGAAGTCTGAGAGTAACCGGACTCCCGTTTACTGCTGAAAACACAACCGGCCTGGCGGCTACCGGCACCCTGCAATGGCAGGGAATCACGAAGGCGAGTTACACGCAGATCACGCCGAAGATCGAACCGAACACGGCATACATCCAGTTTCAGGCGTCGGGAACCGGGCAGGCTCTGTCCGATGTGTCGGCCGCGAACATGCCCACGGGCGGAAGCGTGGTCTTAATCGGGATGATCGAATTCAGAGGCGCGACGTAAGTCGTGAATAAAGAAGGGGCGACCCCCGCGTGTTGGTAGCACGCGGCATCCCAGAATCTTGATCAACCACGCAGGAGTATGCAATGCAAGACCGCCGCAGATCCGCCAACGTCGCAATGATTGGACTAGGCGTCTTCCTCATGTCGCTCGGTCGGTTTGCGGCCTTTGGCGGCCAAGACACGTTATTCACCTACACCCTCGCACGGGCCGGGATGGAAACGTCATGGGGATGGACCATGATCCTCGTGGGTGCGTTCAAGGTCGCGGCCGGGTGCGGGTGCTTGCGATGGATGGACGAGCAGATGCACATCCCGCGCTCGTCGGTGGTGGCGCATCTGTTGAGCGGCGCGGTGCTGACATGGACGTGGATCGTCTGCTGGCTGCTGTATGGGCTCTCTACGCCGACGATAGAAGCCTGTGGCGCGGTTGGGCTGGTGTTATTGATCGGCGGTTATGTCGAGGCCAGGAAAGCAAAGGTGATGCGCTGTGGCCGCCGCCTCGCAGTTTGACACCTCAGTCCCGGCACTGACTGCCACATGGGCAGCAGGATTGATTTCACTAGCGGCGGACACGGAACAGATTTTCGCGGCGCTTCCTGTCCTCGGATTTTCTGTGCTCGGGATCATCGGTGGATTTGTCGGCTGGTGCCTGATGATCGAGACGGGGAGAACGGACGCGCTGTCGTCGTTGCAATCGATTGGGATGCTGCTTAGACGTGGCGTAATTGGCGTAGGTGTCGGTATTGCGGCGTGGCTGGTATGGGTGGCGTTCGGTGGTGGCGACAAAGGCGATTGGATGCTCGTAACAGGCGCATTCGCCGTGGCTCCTGTCGAAATGGCGCAATGGGCGATCAAGAAGGCGAAGGGGATAGTTAAATGAACCGAGACGACCTACGCAGCATGCTAGTCCTGCACGAAGAACTGCGACTCAAGCCATACAAATGCACGGCGGGCAAGGTAACGATCGGCGTCGGACGCAATCTCGACGACAAGGGGATCACGCAGGCGGAAGCGTTCGCACTGCTCGAGAACGACATCGAC